TTACAAACTTTGTAGAACAAAATAATAAATTAATTGAAGCAATTGAATTTGCTTCTGATTCATATTGGGGTGATTTTAATAGATGGCATTTTAGAACTAAAATTGATTCGTTTGCTACTACTACAATAATAGAAGTAGACCAAGATAGAGCAGCTAAAACTAGTTTTACAATGACTTTAAATGGTTATTTAGTATCAGATACTATTAACAAACAAATGGCTAATACTGATATGTTCTATTCTCCAGCTCAAATTATATTTGGTTTAGAAACTGTAGATGGTGGCGTTAATGAAACATTTAATGCATCTTCTCAAGTAGCTGCATCACAAGTAGCTGGATCTACATCATTTATTGGTGGTGGTACTAACATTACTAATAATAACACTTATATTGGTGGTGGTGCTTCCGTAGATTCTGATTATTTGAATACTAATATCACTAGAATAGCAGCTATAGTAACAGCAGATACAGCAACATTTACAACATCTTCTTTAAAACAACCAGATTTTGCAGGTGGTTCAACATTACCTCCAACATCCGTTTCGAATTTTGTGTTCTATGTAAACGGACAAAATATACCATCATCATACGTAACTTCTTTAACAGAAGGTGGTGGAGAAGTATTAGCAGTTTTCAACACAGGCTCAATTGGATATTCATTAGTACCTACTGATGAAGTAGCAGCCGTAGGTAAATTTATATAACATGGCACGATTACGATTAGAACAATTACAATCAAACTTATCATACGAAAGCGGCTCATTAGCTGTATCTGGTTCATTAACCATTGTTGATAATACTACATACCCAGTTAGTGCTTCTATTAACACAAGCGGTTCAATAAATGTCGACATAATAGACGGGGGAACTTATTAATAGTATATTTATACGTAGCTTATATAAGCTACTATATCCAGGTATATACCATTAAAAAGGATCCATAAATATGGCTGTCAACAAAATTGAATTAAAACGCAGTGCCGTTCCGGGCAGAGTCCCAACCACTTCCTCCATAGATTTAGGCGAGTTAGCCATAAACACCTATGATGGTAAAGTTTTTTTCAAACAGTCAGGTTCCCTTACACGTATAGTAGAATTAGCTTCAACAAGCGGCTCAATATCAAGCGCATCTTTTGCAGTATCTTCATCTTACGCCGCAACATCTTCATATTCAGATAGTTTAAAGAATGTAACAATAGGTCACATTCCTTATCTTAGTGCTTCACAAGTATTGGCTGATAGCGCAATGTTTCAAGTCGATAATGGGCTTGATCAAGGTTATAGTATTGCTATTAATCAAAATGGTGTTAGTACAGCAGCACCAGAAGCATTATATGTTTTCCAAGCAAGTACATCTTCATTTAATGTAATTAGTGGTAAAGGTAACTTAGATAACTATTTACAACTTAATATCCAAAACCTTAATGCAGGAACTTCAGCATCTTCAGATGTAGTTGCTACAGCAAATAATGGTTCTGAGACTGATAAGTTCATTGATATGGGTATCAATGGTGGAAACTACATTGATAACGGAAATGGAATTGGATCCGCTAATGATGCTTATTTATATTCAACAGGCCAAAAATTAAATATTGGTAACGCATCAGCAAACCAACCATTAAATTTATTTGTTGGTGGTACTAATGTTGAAGCTAATAAAAAACTTCAATTAAATTCTAATAATCAACACTCAATGACTGGTTCATTAAGTGTTAGTGGCAGTTTAGTAGCTTCAAATAATATTACTGCAAGTAACAATTCAGTTACAAATAATTTAGATGTTACAAATACCATTACTGCTAGAACATTAGTAGTTCAAACAGTAAGTTCATCAATAATCTATAGTTCAGGTTCAAACACATTTGGTAATAATGCAAATAACAACCAAATATTTACTGGATCTGTTTTAATAAAAGGAGCTATAACAGTATCAGGAAGTGTTATTAATACATTAACATCTTCATATGCTGTATCAGCTTCTAGAGCAATAAGTTCATCTTTTGCTACATCTGCATCTCAAGCTATAACTGCATCTTATGTATTAGCTTCAGGAGTTGTTGGATTAAATTTATCTCAAATCGCTAGTGGTAGTGCAACAGCATCTATTGACCCAAATACAGGACTTTATGTTAACGTTAATACTTCAATTTCAGGAGCATTAAACGTTTCTCAATCAATAAATGCCTACAACATAAATGTAGGTACTCCTACTTCAAACCAATGGCAAAATAGTTTGAATGGTTCTTATTTTAATAACTTTACATCTCAAACAGATGTATCTGAAATATTAAGATTTGTAGCAGGGTTATTATCAGCCTCAGCTCCAGATGCTGCTCCAAATACAAAAACTTATAGTACTTACACAGCAAATGCTCAAAACACAACTACAGGTACTGTAATAGCAGGTAGTGTTCCTCAAAGCTCTACTAACACAACTGTTACTTATTTAACATCAAAAGGATTTGCAAGTACGGGTGGTACACTTTTTAGTGGTATTTCTCCAATCTATACTCAAGGAAACTATGGTTACACTTATACAAGTGTTGCTGCAGGTACTACAGTAGTATCTTCATCAGCTGACGCTCAGTTATTTGGTTTAGGTTTATTAAGTAGTGGTACACCTACAAACTTTAGAGTTAGTGGTTCATTTACATTTAGATTTAAAGACAATTCATCTAAAGTAGATACTGCAACATCTTCTTCAAATCAACTTATTACTCAAACAGGAGCTGGTACAACAAATGGTGTTAGTTTAGCTAAAATTAATACTTCAAACCCTGCAGTTATTCCTGCTGCTTATCAAGATGGTAAGTATGCTTCTGTATTCTCAAATACAATATATAGTGGTAGTGCTGCAGCAGTAAGCCAAAGTGGGTATTACCATATTTCAGCTTCAATTCAAATTGCAAGTGGTTCAAGTGCTTATACTACACCAATAGTAAGCAATGCAGAAATATTCTTTGCCCCTTTAACTACAATTTCTACAAACGTTCCATCTCAAACCCCAACAACAGGTAGTACAACAGTAACTGCTTTAACAGCAGTATCTCGTTCATTATCTGGTGCTCCGTATTTGAGTGGTTCAACATATAATCTATCAAGTTCATTTACTAACTTGTTTAATCCATTATACTTTGCTAACGCAGGTATTGCTACCTTAAGTACTGTTTCTACTGGTATGACTCAAACATCTGGTGTTACTACAGTATCAACAGCAGGAGGTACAATTCAAACAGCAGGTGCTGTATTTGATTCTACAGGTACAACAGTTAGAGCTACATCAACAGTTCCATTTGAAACGGATTTAATTAAATTAAACGGATTATATACTTTTGGTTCAGCTAATATTACAAATATTGCTCAAACATCATTTACACCTACAACATTTACTGTAAGTATAGCTGGTGTTAATAAAGCTGCTTCAACAACTACTTATTCAACTTCTAGTAACTATCATACAGCAGGAACCTTTGGTCAACCTTCAACAAGTGGTTCTTTAGCTTATTATACAAGAACTCAAGGTACAGATACAGGTACTAATAGTGGTGCTTCAAACTCTGAACCATTTACAGGTGAAAGTAATCATATAGTATTAAATGATAATATTTTGTCATTTACAGGTACTGCCTGGAATACAAGCTATGGTTTGTATACTTTAACTGGAAATGATTTACAAGTAAAGCCTGGATATTTAGTTAAACCAGGAGGTACTTATGGATACTGGCTTACAGATCCAGATGCAACTAAAACATACAAATATTATGTTCGTAGGTTTATTACAAATGGTACTTCAAAAACATCCATGACTTTAAACTTAGGACAAACATTAGTTGATTGGCAGGCTACAACTAATAACTCAATTGGTGCTTTAATATTATTTAAATCATCTAATAGTTCAATTTATACGCCTGCTAGATTTTATGATCCTACAAAGACAACATCAAACTATGTAGGTGATATAGCAGCAAATACAGATGGACAAAATCCATTTGGATCAACAATATCATTATATGGTAATACAGGTGGTTCTTTAGCATCTACTACTTATACTATGCCAATTAGAAACGCAGATGGTATGTTCTTAAACGCAACATACACTGATATTTATGTAATAGTAAGATATAAAGGCGACCCAACACCAGTTTCATCAATAACAGTAACATTTAGCTAATAATAAAGAGATGCCAATAGACAGTACTAAAAAATCCTCAAGGTTACTCCAGAGTAGAAGATATACACACGATACTTTTACTGATGCCCAAGAAGCATTTACATCCGTATTGGATCTTAATGCTAGTGAAATTTATACTGACCAGGCTTTAATTCCATCATCTAGCTTACCTTATAGTGCTAGCTTCCAAAACGGACTTACATATTCTTCTGGTGGAAATCCAATAATGAAATATTGGTATCGCCAAAATATGACTAAATCAGATTTGAACAATGAAGTTTGGTTTTTCTTAAACCCTTCAGGTTCAACATCAGGTATTGGTGCTCAATTGATTGATGCAAACCAACAAACAAGCTTTATTTCTCCAAAATATTCAATCCCATCATTAGCAAATGCTACTACTGAAGATACCCCTCCAGGTTATTTAGCTAAAGTGTTTATTGATGGTACTGTACAATCTACTAACAACTACGCTTTTGACTATAAAACAGGTGTTTTACAGTTTAGTTCATCAGCCGTAGCTCCTTCAGCAGGTCAAGTAGTTAGTATTACTGCTTATCAATATGTTGGTAGAAAATTAACTAACTATGTTACTGATAGTGGATCCTTTGATGCTAGGATTAATACTATGAGTGGAAACACAGACTTAGGAGCACTTTCAGCCTCATTCCAAGCGTTTTCAGCTTCAATATTATTAGCTACAGCATCGTTAAATGCTTTTAGTGCTTCAATGTTGAGTTTTACAGCATCTGCTACAGCTAATTCATCATCATTTAATAGTAGAATAGGTGCTTTAGAAACTTTTAGTTCATCTTTAGATGCCACTTTTGCTACAGATACTGATGTAAATAATTTAAGCTCTAGTTTTAAAGCTTATACAGCATCATTAAACTTATTTAGTGCTTCTATAAATTCATATACTGCATCTAACAATGCAACTATATCTAATATTCAAAGTACAACAGCATCCATAAATGCTGCTACCTCTTCTTTATATAGTTTTAGTAGTTCAATATACAATTATACTGCAAGCAATAATGCTACTATTTCTAATATTCAAAGCACAACTGCATCTTTAAATTTATTTACGGCTTCAATAAACAGTTATACTGCATCTAATAGTGCAAATATAACTTCATTAAATGCTACAACTGCATCTTTAAATTTATTTACGGCTTCAATAAACAGTTATACTGCAAGTAATAATAGTACTATTTCCAATATTCAAAGTACTACAGCTTCTATAAACTTATTTACAGCATCTATTAATAGTTACACTGCATCTAATAATGCAAATATAACTTCATTAAATGCTACAACAGCATCTTTATTAAATTATACTGCAAGTAATAATAATACAATAGCTAATATTCAATCTACTACTGCTTCATTGTATAGCTTTACATCAAGTATTAGTGCAACAGTAGCTGACTTATTAGTTGAAACAGCATCATACCAAGCATTTACAGCAAGCATATTTTCTTATACTTCATCTATTAATGCTAAAACTGGATCATTTGCAACTACAGGCTCAAATAGCTTTGTAGGAAACGAATCAATATTAGGTTCAGTAAACATAACAGGATCACTTAACGTATCAGGAAGTACAGGTAATTTATTTACAGCAAATGTAGATACATTAGTATTAACAGGTTCATTAATTGTATCTGGTTCTACTACAATTACAGGATCATTAGTTGTAAGTGGTAGTATTACAGGATCAATATTTGGTACTGCATCTTATGCTAATAATGCTGATTTATTAGATGGTTTGGATTCAACTCAATTTACTCAAACGGGTTCATTCCAAAACTATACTTCATCAATTAACGCATTTAGTGCTTCTATATTATCAACAACAGCATCATTAAACTTATTTACTGCCTCAATTAATAGCTATACTGCATCTAATAGTGCAAATGTAGCTTCATTTAATGCATTTAGCGCTTCAGTATTAAGTTATACTTCATCATTAAATGCTAAAACTGGATCGTTTGCAACTACAGGTTCAAACATATTCACAGCAGACCAAACAATACAAGGTAACTTAACAGTTAATAGAATTATAGTTCAAACTATAACTGCTTCTCAAGAATATAGTTCAGGTTCAAATGTATTTGGTAATTTAGCTTCTAACAATCAAGTATTTACTGGTTCAGTTTTAATATCTGGTTCCATTACAGTTAGTGGAAGTGTAGTAAATAATTTAACTGCATCTTATGCGATGTCTGCTTCACAAGCAATATCTGCATCTGCTGCATTTAGTTCATCATATGCTTTAAGTGGTAGTTATTCATTAAGTGGATCTTATGCCGCTAATGCTGATTTATTAGATGGTTTAGATAGCACACAGTTTGTGCAAACAGGATCATTCCAAAACTACACTAGTTCATTAAATTTATTTAGTGCCTCTATAAATTCTTACACTGCATCAAATAATGCAAGTATAAGTTCAATTTATAGTTTTAGTGCATCTATAAATTCATATACTGCAAGTACAAATTTAACAGTTGCAGATTTATTAGTTGAAACAGCATCATTACAAGCAGCAACATCATCTATTTATTCAACTACAGCTTCATTAAATAGATTTTCTGCTTCAATAAACTTATTTACTTCATCTTATGCTACAGGTTCATTTACAGGTAGCTTTAAAGGTGACGGTAGTGGATTATATAGTATTCCTGCTTCAGGAATTGTTGGATTAAACTTAGCTCAAATCGCTAGTGGTAGTGTTACAGCATCTGTAGATCCTGCTTATGGATTCAGAGTAAACTCTAATACTAGCATTACTGGTTCTTTAACAGTATCAGGCTCAAGCACATTAATAGGAACTCATACGTTAAGTGGTAGTAACTACATTATTGGTAATACAATAATGAGTGGTAGTATTGATGTAAGTGGTAGTTCTAACTTCCATAATTCAATATTCATTGTAACTGGTTCTCAATACTTTACAGGCTCTGCTCAATATATAGGAGATCAAAATATTACAGGTTCGCTTACAATATCTGGATCTACCACTCAAAAGGGTAATAATACTTTAATAGGAAATACAGTATTAAGTGTAGTATTATTATAACTGGTTCTCAAACATTTATAGGCACTGCTAATCAGTTAGGTAGTTCAAACTTTACAGGTTCAGTTTTAATAAGTGGTTCTACTACTCAAATTGGTAATACTAATTTATTAGGTAATACAACAATATCTGGAAGTTTAACAGTATCAGGATCAATACCAGGTACTGCTACAAACATTAACATATACGGAGACACAAGCATAAATGGAGTTATTAAATTCCTTCCATCAGTAGAAAGTATAGATACTACAATAACAGCATCTTATATTTATGTTTCTGGTTCAACAAATGATTTATACTTTACTCAGAATGGAAATGGATATGCTAACACAACTCGTTTAAGATGGTTAGAAGGTAATTTATACACAGGTTTATTAAATGGAGGTATAATATCACAATCATCTTCTACTAATTATCAAGTAAGTAGTGGTAGTGGTATTTTAGTAAGTTTAAATGCTTCATTTAATACTAACCCATATCCAACAATTAAGTATTTAAACTGGCCTAATTTAACAGCTAGTATAGCTCCTTTAAGTGCATCTTATGATCAAACATTTGTTGCAATTGATGATACCTCAAACATATTTGTTCAAGGTACTCCTTATAGTGATGGACAATTTAATACAGTAATTCCAATTGGTGTTGTATTACATCAAAACCGTTCTACAATCAATGCTACTCAAACATTTGCATCTCTTGCTTATGGTTGGAAACAAAGATCATCCGATTTTATTAGAGCTTTTGGACCATTAAAATTGTCAGGATTTACTTTAGCACCTAGTGGTTCTTCAACAGGTAGCTTAGTAGTAGCATCAGGTACTGCTTGGTCAGATGGTAGAAACTATTCAATTGACCCAAATAACCCATCTTATATTACAGATGCAGGAACTAGTGTATCTAAAATATTCAGATACCGTCAATCAGGATCTGATTGGGTGTATGATACTAATGGAGGTGCTGGATATCCAGTAATTGATCCAACACAATATTCAAATAATGGTGTATTATCAGCTGTAACAGGTAGTGGTTCAAATAGAGGGTGGTCAATTCAAAGAGTATATTGGTTCCCTAATAGCGCTACAAAAGGTATTTATGTTTACTATGGTAATAACCAATACGCAACTGATTCAGATGCTATATCAAACATAAGTGTAGAATCATTTACAGAAGCCCCTAACACAGCAGCTCAAGCTATTTATGTAGGTGCTTTGATTTTAAGAAATAACGCTGATTTTACTGTTGCTGGTTCATATAAAATTATTCCTAGTGGTTTATTTAGAAGTATAGGAGGCTCTGGAGGTGGAGGATCTATAATAACATCAACCCTAGCAGGATTGTCAGATGTATCAATATCAGGTCCTACAGATCATCAACCATTTGCTTATGATACAACAGCAGGTAAATGGACTAACCAATCAGCAATTAGTGCCTCATTGCGTGGTAATGCAGATACAGCTACTTCATCTTCATATGCTGTAAGTGCATCTTATGCTTCAACTAGTTCATATGCTACAATTGCATCTTCTACAGTAAGTGCTTCATATGCAGCAACATCTTCTCAAGCACTAACTTCATCATATACATTAACTGCTACAAGTGCATCTTATGCATCTAATGCAGATTTATTTGATGGATTAGATAGTACTCAATTTGTACAAACAGGATCATTCCAAAATTATACAGCATCATTGAATGCTTTTAGCGCTAGTATTTTAAATACTACTGCTTCAATTAACTTGTTTACAGCATCAATTAACAACTATACTGCATCTAGCACTACAAATGTACTTTCATTTAATGCATTTAGTGCTTCAATAAACAACTTTACCTCATCTCAAAAAGTATCTAATGGTACTTTTGCAACTACAGGATCAAACACGTTTAATGGCAATCAGGTAATAAATGGTAGTATTACTGCCCAATCATTAATAGTAGAATACATAAGTTCATCTATTACTTATAATACAGGCTCAAATAAATTTGGTAATAATTTAAATAATACTCAACAATTTACTGGTTCAGTAACTATTACAGGTTCTTTAGCTGTAAATGGTAGTAGTGTAATTTTAACTAATCAGACATCTTCAATGTCTGTATTAAGTTCATCTTATGCTTTAAGTTCATCAAATGCTTTAAGTTCATCTTATACTTTAAGTTCTTCGTATGCCGCAAATGCATCAAATGCATCAAATGCTAGTTTAGCAACTAATGCTTCAAATATAGCATTATTAACAGATAACACTGATACTACTTTATATCCTGTATTTAGTGGTAATGTTGCTGCTAATGGTTATTCAACACTTAGAGGAAACCCAAGTGGTGCTTTATTCTATAATGCTACAAACTATGTTTTAACATTAACTAGTGGTAGTGTTATTGCTCCTTCCTTTACAGGTTCATTAGTAGGAACTGCATCATATGCTTTAAACTCTGATTTATTAGATGGTTTAGATAGTACACAATTTGTACAAACAGGTTCATTCCAAAACTACACCAGTTCATTAAATTTATTTAGTGCTAGTATATTATCATATACTGCGTCAAACGATGCTAATATAACTTCATTAAATGCTGCAACTGCTTCTTTATACAGCTTTACATCAAGTATTAGTGCAATTGAATCTAACATACAAAGCACAACAGCATCATTATATGCATTTAGCGCTAGTATATTATCATATACTGCGTCAAACAATGCTAATATAAGCGCATTAAATGCTCAAACAGCTAGTATACTTGTTGCTACAGCATCTTTATACAGTTTTAGCTCTTCGATTTTATCTTATACAGCAAGCAACAATACTGTGTTTGGTAATACAACAGCTTCACTATACTTATTTACAGCTTCAATTAATAGCTATACAGCATCTAACAATGCAAATATAACTTCAATAAATGCTCAAACGGCATCTTTATTAAATTATACAGCATCTAACAATGCAAACATAACTTCATTAAACTTAGCAACATCAAGTTTATTAAATTATACAGCTAGCAATAATGCAAGTATAAGCTCAATATATAACTTCAGTAGCTCTGTTTTATCCTATACAGCATCTAATAATACTGTATTTGGTAATACTACAGCCTCATTATATCTATTTACTGCATCTATAAACGCATATACTGCATCTAATGGTACTAGTGTTAGTTCATTAAATGCATTTACAGCATCTATAAATTCTTATACTGCATCCAATAATGCAAGTATAAGTTCAATTTATAATTTTAGTAGTTCAATTTATAACTTTAGTAGTTCAATTTTAAGCTATACTGCTTCTAATAATACTGCTTTTGGTAATGCTACTTCATCATTATATCTCTTTACAGCATCTATAAATTCTTATACTGCATCTAATAATGCAAATGTAAGTTCATTAAATGCCCAAACAGCATCTTTATTAAGTTATACAGCATCTATAAATGCTAAAACAGGTAGCTTTGCAACTACAGGTTCAAATACCTTTACAGGCAACCAAGTAGTAAATGGTACAATTACCGCACAAACATTAATAGTAGAATACGTAAGTTCATCTATAACTTACAATACAGGTTCAAATAAATTTGGTAATGCCGCTATTAATACTCAACAATTTACAGGATCTGTATTAGTATCAGGTTCAATAACTGTAAGTGGAAGTGTAATAAACAATTTAACTGCATCCTACGCTATATCATCTTCACAAGCAATAAGTTCATCTTATGCATTTAATGTTACAAGTGCTTCATACGCGGCAAATGCTGATTTGTTAGATGGTTTAGATTCAACTCAATTTACATTAACAAGTTCATTTACAACTTATACAAGCTCATTAAATCTATTTAGTGCTAGTATTTTAAGCTATACAGCATCTATAAATGCTAAAACAGGTAGCTTTGCTACTACTGGATCTAACACATTTATAGGAACTGAAACAATTTCAGGTAGCTTATTAATATCAGGTTCAGGAACTATTGTTGGATTTAATTCAGATACTTTAGAGGTATCAGGTAGTTTAATTGTAACTGGTTCTACTATACTTATAGGAACAACATTAGTAACAGGTAGTATATCTGTTAGTGGAAGTGTAGTTAACACTTTAACTGCTTCATATGCTTCAAATACTGATTTGTTGGATGGATTAGACTCAACTCAGTTTACTCAAACAGGTTCATTCCAAAACTATACTAGTTCATTAAATTTATTTAGCGCTAGCATTTTAAGTTATACAGCAAGTAATAATACTTCTATTGGAAATATTACCTCATCTTTATATAGCTTTAGTGCATCATTATTAAGTTATACTGCAAGCAACAATGCAAATATTACTTCAATTAATGCCCAAACAGCATCGTTGTTGAACTACACGGCATCTAACAATGCAAGTATTACTTCAATATACACTCAAACAGCATCGTTATTGAATTATACAGCATCTAATAATGCAAACATAATTTCAATTAATGCACAAACAGCTTCACTATTAAACTATACTGCATCCAATAATGCAAGTATTACTTCAATATATGCTGTAACAACATCTTTATTAAGTTACACAGCATCTATAAATGCTAAAACAGGATCATTTGCAACTACTGGATCTAATACATTTAAAGGAGACCAATTAGTAACAGGTTCATTATATGTTACTTCATCAGCACCAACATTGGGTCAGTTTGTTGGTAACCAAAACGGATATGTAGAATTTAGTGTTAGAAATATCAGTACAGGAGTATCAGCATCAGGTGATGTTGCCGTTTATGCAGATAATGGTACACCAACAACTAATTATATTGATATGGGTATCAATAATAGTGGTGCTGGTGCGTATGCATATGCAGGTACTGTTCTTGGTAAGGCGTTAGACGCTTATCTATATAATGTAGGAGGTAACTTAATTGTTGGTAATGCTAATAGTACTAGCCCTTCACAGTCATTATTCTTGTTTGCTAACCCATCAGGACAAGCCGATGTAGTTATTACAGGATCTAGAATGGGTCTTCAAAAATCGGGTTCATTAAATGCTACTTTAGATGTTAATGGAAGTGTTGTAATAACAGGATCATTAATAGTATCTCAAAGCATAACAGCTACTTTAAATGGTACAGCATCTTATGCTACTAACGCATTAACATCATCATATGCTTTAATTGCTACATCAGCATCTTATGCTACAACCTCTTCATATTCTAAAGATTTTGTAATAGGAACTAATGGTACTCTTACATTTGATCAAACATTAACTGATTACTACTCTGTAGCAGCTTCAGCAAATGGCTCAAATAACTTATTTACTCAAACAACAGGTTCTTATACATCTGGTTTCTACAAATACACAGTATCTAACGGAACTAATGCAAGAACAGGTGAAGTAATGGCTGTTTGGAATGGTGGAAGTGTAACATACACTGACATATCTACAACAGATATAGGAAACACAAATGCAGTAACTGCATCAGTAGCTATTGTAACAAACCAAGCTCAATTTAACATCCAAACTAACACATCAGGATGGTTACTTAAAGCAATTGCTACTTACATGTAGTGATAATATTTATATATAAACCCGCACCTTAGGGAAAGTGAACTGAGGTACTAATATATGGCTAATGAATTTATTGCTCGCAATGGCGTCATTGCGCTTGCTAACTCAACAGTAAGTGGTTCTTTATCTGTAACTAACAGTGTAAGTGGTTCTATATTTACAGGATCATTTATTGGTAACTTAACAGGAACTGCATCTTATTCAAATCTAGCATTAACAGCATCGTATGTAAGTGGTGCTTCATCAATTAGTGCCTCATACGCCGCTACAGCATCTATTGCTACTTCAGCATCTTTTGCTTCAACTTCCTCTTTTGCTTTTACAGCATCTTATATAGCATCTGTAGTATCAGCATCTTATGCTTTAACAGCATCTTACGCCGCTAATGGTGGTTCAGGTGGTGGGCTAGGAGGTAATGCTTTGTTAACACAAACAACAGCTGCTACTACTTGGTCATTTACACATAATTTAGGAACACAATATCCTGTAATAACAGTATATGATAGTGGATCAAACTCTGTAATACAACCTTTAAATATTACTCCATCAGGATCAAATCTTATTAATATATATTTTTCAACAGCTCGAGCAGGATATGCAACAGCCGCTGTGGGTGGTGGATATACAGTAACAAATGGTGGTACTACTAGACAACTTAGTATAACCTCTCCAGCAGCAACATGGTCATTTAACCATGGTATAGGAGATAAGTATCCAAACTTCCAAGTATTTGATAGTAATGATAATGTATTAATCCCATCTAATATTCAAGCAGTAGATATTAATAATGCTACTATTACATTTGCTTATCCTGCTACAGGTAAAGTAACAGCTACTTTAGGTGGTGGTGTTGCTGTAAATTCGGGTACTGTAATTACAATACCTTCTTCTTCAGCAACTTGGTCTTTAAACCACTTTTTAGGGGAACCATATCCTTTAGTAACACTTTGGGAAAGTGGATCCAATCAAATTTTACAACCAGATACAGTTACTTCAATAAATTCAGGATCAATTTTAGTAACATTTACCTCTCCTGTAAAAGGTTGGGCTAATGTTTCTAAAGCAGGAAGTATTGTTAGTGGTTCTACTTTGTGGTCAAACATTATAGGAGGCCCTTTTACAACTACAGGTAGTGTAACTTCATTTACAGGCAGTTTATTGATAACAGGCTCTTTAACCGTAAGTGGTTCAGGTACTTTTAATAATGTAGGTCCTGCTAACTTTACAGGTAGTGTGTTTGTAACAGGTAGCTTAACAAGTACAGGTACAATAACTGCACAAACATTAGTTGTACAAACAGTTACTTCTTCAATTACATATTCTTCAGGATCCAACATATTTGGTAACGCAACTTCTAATACCCAAACCTTTACTGGTTCTGTGTTGATTAGTGGTTCAAGCACTGCATTAAATATCAGTAACGGTCTTGTACAAATAGGATCAGTCTCATCTGCAGATTCTGTAACAATATCAAAAAGTACTTATCCACAAATTAGATTAGTTGAAACAACAACATCTCCTAATCCAACTGCTATTTTAGGATATGATACCCCTACTGCTGAATGGAGATTAAGAGCTGTATCAAACCATCCTTTAGCATTTGGTACTAACGATATTGAAAGAATGCGTGTTACAAGTAATGGTTGGGTAACTTTCACAACAGGTTCAGTTTACTCTGCTGGATCTGCTTTATTAGGAACAAACTCATCAATACATTATAATTCAAATGGTTACATGTACGTTCAAGGTGGTTCTGGTGGTTTGTGGTTAAGTGCTTATGCATCAACAAGAAATAATAACATTGCTTTAAGAGAGGCATCAAATACTATCACATTTGATACTAACAACGCAGAAGCAATGCGAATAAATAGTAGTAATAACTTAATGATAGGTACTACATCTGATTTAGGACAAAAACTAGGAGTTTATGGTAACATATATATGTCAGTACCAGGTAGTGCTGTGATATTCATGGATACTTCTCCTTATGGTGGTTCATATGCATATAATATGCAAGTAAAAAATAATGCAGGTAACGGTAACTTCTATATCCAAAGAGTATCAGACGGTACAGGTGTTTATATACCATTTGGAGGTACTTCATGGGGTGGTGTTTCAGATGAAAGATTAAAAACAGATTTAACTGAAATTACAGATGCATCAAATAAAGTATCTTCTTTAAGAGCAGTAACTGGTAGATTTCTTACTGATGAAGAAACAAAAAGAAGATCATTTTTAATTGCTCAAGATTTACAAAAAGTATTACCTGAAGCTGTACATGAAGATGATGAAACAGGATATTTGGGTATAACATACACTGATGTAATTCCTTTATTAGTAGCTGCTGTAAAAGAATTAAAATCTGAAAATGATTCATTAAAATCACGTGTTGAAACCCTAGAACAAAAATAATATTTATATATAACTTATGTTAATCAATAACGCAAATATCACAGGTTCGCTAACAGTTGTAGGTAGTTCTATATTGTCTGGTAGTTTGACTATGAGTGGATCAATAACTACTAACAGTACTATTACTGCACAAACATTAGTTGTACAAACTGTAACTTCATCTATCAGCTATAATTCAGGATCTAATATATTCGGAAACTTATCTTCTAACACTCAACAATTTACAGGTTCTGTATTGATTAGTGGTTCATCAACTGCTTTGAATGTTAATAGTGGTGCTTTTTTTATAAGCAGTAGTAGTAAAGTAGGTATAGGAACAACAAATCCAATTTATCCTTTAGATGTACAGGTAGCAAACAATGATGCCCATATAAGAGTAAAAGCCACCACATCTGGGGTTGGTACTGGTAACCTATTACTAGAATCTAATACTGGTGCGTCAACAGCTAGAGTTACTGGAGTATATGGAGTTAATCAGGGTGTAAATGTATCAGGAATTGGAACCTATTTAGATGGAAATGCTGATGGAGCTAATATGGTATTCCAAACAGCAACCGGAGGTACACTTACTGAAAGAATGCGTATTACAAGTGGGGGTAATGTATTAATAGGGACCACGACAGATGCGGGAACGGGAGTTATACAAGCTAATGGTAGTATATATTCTAATGGATATAGACTTAATGACGGGAGTGGCGGTTATGTTACTTGGAATATGGCAGTAAATGGTTCTCGTTGGTCAATAAACTATTTAGCAAGATTATCAGGTTATGGATCAGGTACTTTAACAACTGATGCAAGTGGTAACATAACGGCTTCGTCAGATAGAATATTAAAAAATGTTATTAAGCCAGTAGAAAATGCATTGGATAAAATAATGAATTTTGAACCTGTTTATTTTAAATGGAATGAAAAAACTGATTTAGACAAAGAAAATGTTTATATATCTACTATTGCTCAGTCAATTGAAAAAGATTTTCCAGAGGCAGTAGGTAAAATGGCAGATGGTACATTAACTGTTCAAGATAGAGCAGTAATGGCAATATTAGTAAAAGCAATCCAAGAATTAAAAGCAGAAATAGACGAGTTAAAAAACAAATAAAATGATTATAGATTCACCAATAATATCAGGATCACTATTACTATCAGGTTCTACATCATATGTAGGTAATACTAGTATTACAGGTAGCACTTATATTAGTTCATCTAATAATACTCAATTTCAAGTAGGTTCAAATATTTTATTTGTAAGTAGTAGTGGTGATATAGGTATAAAAACAACCACCCCATATGCTTCTTTAGAGATTTATGGTGCTGATATGAAAATGTATAGTTCTTCTTTATACATGATGTATACTCCTCAAAATGCTGGTGAATATTATGGTAGACTTAGAGGAGGTTATGGATCAACAACGTTAGCAGGTAATGCTGCATCTATTGACTTTATAAGAGCTTCTACTAACTATGGAGATAGTGGTGGTCTATCATTTAAAACAAACGTAGGTAATGGTTCTTTAACAGAAAGAATGAAGATTGATCAAAATGGTATTGTTACAGTAAGCCAAACACTATTAGCAGGAACCTCAACAGATAAGTCAACTGGTAATTTACAATCAGGTGGAGCTATTGGATTGATTGGAACTATAAATAATCTTGCAACAGGAGAGGGAACATATACAAGAACTGTATGGTATGCCGATACATCAAATCAAATATTGTTTGAAAATGGTAGAACTACTGATTCTGCTAGTGGAACTGGAAGAACAGTATATTTTACCTGGAGGGGAGGCCCATCAGTTGGTGGTGGGGTTCAATTAGTACACGGAACAAACGCTTGGGCAGCTTATTCTTCAGATGCTCGTCTTAAAACAAAAGTAGCAGATGTTGAAAATGGTGTAGAAGCTATAATGAAATTGAACCCAATTAAATTTAAGTGGACAAGAGAATTAGAAAATAGTATAACGGTAACAGGATTTACAGCACAAAATATTGAAGAAGCAATACCAGACGCTGTATTTAATTCTTGGCAAGATGAAGAATTAGGTGATGTAAAATCATACTATTCTGATTACTTAGTACCTTACTTAGTAAAAGCAATTCAAGAATTAACAGCACGTGTGCAAGAACTAGAAAATAAATAATTAAAATGAAGTTATTACAGAATTTAAACGTAACAGGATCAATGGTATTAAGTGGTAGTACACCTAATACTATTATAGGCATTACTAGCTTTACAGGTAACACTACTGTTACAGGTAGTTTAGCTGTAAGTGGTAGTATTGTAGGTACTACTAACATTAATGGTAATACTAACATTACAGGTAGTACTTACATTAGCTCATCAAATTCAACACAACTCCAAGTAGGATCAAACTCATTATTTGTTAGTGGTAGTGGAATTGTTGGAGTAGGGACCACTCCAAGTGGATGGGGTAGTAGTTGGCGACCTGTACAAATGGGTTCTTATGGAGTATTCATAACCGGTAGAACTGATGATAATTCAATGTTTTTAGGAAACAATGTTTATTACAATGGAACTAACTGGATAGGTACTACAACATCATTTGCCCAACAAATGTTTTTTGATGGTTCTGGAAATATGACATTTAGAAATGCTTCTGTAACCGCCGGAGCCGCAACTGGATTTAACAATATAATGGTTTTAAACCAAAATGGAAGAAATGGTTATATAGACACTCAGGGTAATACACTTTATTCATTTTATACTTATAGTGGAGGTGTAAGTAATGGCGCCTCAGTCTCACTTTCAATATCTCAAGTATTATATGAATATATGAGTTCTTATCTATATGATATTGTTGGTTTATATGCCCCTTCTGGTACAAACGTAAGGGCTTTTGCTACTGGATTTGCTCACTTCTTTTCAGACGGATCAACAAATGATAATAATGTGTCTACTTCTACATCTACAGGGTGGTCAGTAAGTTCTAACTCAAATAATAGTGGAGCCTTTAATATAGTCTTTACAAACAATTCAGGGTATTCTCAAAATAATATTAATATTAGAGTACTTAAACTGAATAGAATGAACTAATAAAATTTAAAAACTAAATAAAAAACAAAATAATGGAAAAAACATTTAACATTTTGATAACACACATGGATATATATCCATCAAAAGATGGTTTAACCAATGCCGTAAAAAAAGTTTATTGGAAAGTAGATTGTTTACATGAAGGTAAATACTATTACAAAACAGGAGGTCACGTTTTACCAGCAGCATCTGACACTGATTTTACAGCTTTTGAAAATCTTACTAAAGACCAAGTATTAAGTTGGTTAACAGGATCAGTTGATTTTGATGCAGTAAAAAGTGAATTATCTGAAGAAATAGATGAAGCTTTACATCCAACAATCAATCTTGCTTTACCTTTTGAAAACTAAATAATATGAAATATATAGTATTGATGCAATTTATCCCTGGCCTTGACCAAATATGGGTAGCTCGTTTACACCCAACAGATCCAATTTATGAATTTGATGTGTATAGTGAATGCGTAGCTAAAGCAGCAGAATTGCAAGCAGCAGACACAACGGGACGCCAATATAAAGCATCACAGGAAGAAGATGGAGTAACCTATTAATAGAAATTTGGTTGTCTCCTATTTCTGTTATATATTTATATACAGTAAACAAATAAATCAAAATATGTTATTATTAATTATCGTTGTATTAGTAGCAGCAGGTATTGCTCTTATTATTAACAACAACAAGAAACAAATCTCTGAAACTATTGAGAAAGTTGAAACAACAATTGCACCAGTAGTTGAAGAAGTTAAAGAAGTAGTTGCTAAAGTTGAAACTGAAGTTGCTAAAGCTCCTAAAGCTAAAAAAACTACAGCTCCAAAAGCAAAAACAAACGCTCCTAAAAAAACTAAGAAGTAATTTATGGAAAAAATCACTTTAAAACTATCTGAATTCTATCAGTTAGATACTGAATTGAATGGTGCTATTAACCAATCAACAGGTGAAAAACTATCTAATGGTTTGTTAAGTGAAAAAGTTAAACTTACAACTAAGTATTGGTTAACCGATTTGTCTAAAAAAGTAACTACTGAAAAAGAAGCCATTGAATTAGTTAAAAACGATTTAATTAAAAAATATGGTGAAACTGATGAACAAGGTAATATTAGTATTCCTTTTTATATCAATATAGTTAAAGACGAAGAAGGCAATACAGTTTCGCAAGAATTAAATCCTAAAATGGTTGAATTTCAAAATGAATTTAATTCATTATTAGATGAAACTCGCGAAATCGAGCACAAAGGTTTTAAACTTGAAGAATTAGAAAGTATAGAGTCATCTGACAACTATCCTGTATTCTTCAAACTAATCAAAGTTGATGAATAAACTTACAGAAATATTTCAGGCGTGGGTTCGTGCAGAAAATCCTACGCCTGAACAAAAACTGTTAGCTGAACAACGCATGAATGTATGCGATAGTTGTGAACATAGAGATTTCATCAAAGTACTAAATATAGATACATGCGGTTTGTGTGGTTGTCCACTTGGAAAAAAAGTGTTTAGCCCCGCAGGACCTAATGCATGTCCTGGTAAAAAATGGTTACAATAAAATAAATAAACGTTATGGCACAATTAACTCCTGAAGAATTACAGTCCGTTAAAGATTTACAATCAAAATACAACCAAATCGTATTTGAAATGGGTGTTGCTGAGACACAAATTTTAACATTTCAAGAATCAATTGAAAAATTACAAGAAGAGAAAAAAGGTTTAGTATCTGATTTAAAAACAATTGAACAGAAAGAAACGGAACTAGTTAAATCATTGCAAGAAAAATACGGAAACGGCGCAATCAATCCTGAAACTGGAGACATTACCCCTGTTCAACAGTAATTCGCGTTTTATGATGGTTTTTGGATATTTATTATTAGGTCAATCCTATTAAAATTCCAAAAAATAACATAAAAAATGAGCGAAAAAATCATTTCTCCTGGTGTATTCCAGAATGAATCAGATCAAAGTTTAGTGCAGAGAGGTATTGAGGGTACTGCGACAGCTATTGTAGGTCCTACAGTATTAGGTCGTCCTTTTGTTCCTACCTATGTAACTTCTTATTCTGAATTCTTATCAAAATTCGGCTCTACTTTCAAAAGTGGTAGCTATTATTATGAGTACTTAACTTCTATTGCTGCCAGAGAGTTTTTCCAAAACGGTGGTAACACATTGTTAGTAACTCGCGTTGTTAGCGGTTCAACAAATGCACAAACATATGCTACAGCAAATGTAACTGCTTATGGAGCTCTTACTCCTGCAACGTCTTCATTCCAACTTGAAACATTAGCTTGGGGTAATATCATGAACAACACAGGTAGCTTATCAAATGGCGCTTTGTCAAATGGTACTGCAACTAACGTTCGTTGGGAAGTTACAACTGTAAACACTGGTAGTGGTACATTTAATATTGTTGTTCGTCGTGGTGACGACAACGATTCTCAAAAGAATTATCTTGAAACATGGGCTAACTTATCATTAGATCCAGCTTTACCTAACTATATCTCTCGTGTAATTGGTGATTCAAAACCAGTATATGCTGTAGATAGTGATGGTAATGCATTCGTAGCAATTACAGGATCTTATGCTAATGCTTCTCAATATGTACGTGTAGCATCTGTTACAACTCCACAAGTAGACTCTATCGATAATAACGGTAATTTCAAAGCAGCTTCATATAGCGGTAGTTTACCAGCTATAGGTAGTGGTTCTTATGGTGGTTCATTTGCAGGTGGTGTTGCTGCAACAACAACAGTTCAATTAATGAACGAAAATATGACTGCAGCTAACATGGAAGGATTTAGCGTAGCTGATTATAACACAGCATTAGCTTTATTAACAAATAAAGATGAATATAAATTTAACGTATTGTTAGCTCCAGCTGTAGGTTTAGATAGCGCTGCTGCTGCAACAGTAATTTCAGTTGCTGAAGCTAGAGGTGATGCTTTTGCTCCTATCCACTCAGGTGTATATGGTACTTCAATTTCAGCTGCTACAAACACAGCTGCTGGTCAATCTAGCAACTATGCCGCTACATACTATCCTTGGATTCAATTATATAACTCTAACTTAGGTAAGAATATTTGGGCTCCTGCATCAACTATTATGGGTGGTGTATTAGCATTCAACGATCAAGTTGGTGCTGAATGGTTTGCTCCAGCAGGTTTAAACCGTGGTGGTGTTCCTTCAGTATTAAGAGCTGAAAGAAAATTATCTCATGCAGATCGTGATTCTTTATACAATGCAAATGTTAACCCATTAGCTACATTCCCTGGTGAAGGTGTTGTAGTATTTGGTCAAAAGACATTACAACGTAAAGCTACATCATTAGATAGAGTAAACGTTCGTCGTTTATTG